AGGAAAAAGCAAATATCCTGCTGCAGATTATTGGTGTGGGCGATCAACTATTTGAACTGGAACGCAAGGAGCAAGAAATATATAACCAGCGCCACACGATTGGTCAAATTGCCGATCAGAAGAAAAAGTTTGCAGCAGAACAGCCATATTTCCCAGAAGCACCTAAAGAGCCGATCGCAGTTGCTGATTTAGTTGCCAAGCAACAAGAGATCTTAGCCAGAAATGGTGAGAATCAACAAAAGCGAAATCAAGTCAATCAAATCTCTTTTCAGTTGGAACAATCGAGATCAAATATCCAAGCAATCAACACGAGGATTGAAGAACTTCAAGCACAACAGCAAAAAGAACAAATTGAATTCAATCGCTTAACTGCAGACTTGGCGACAGCGCAAAAAACTGCTGAAAATCTGCAAGATGAATCGACACAAGAACTCCAACAAAATATTGCGGAAGTCGATGAGATCAATCGGCGTGTCCGGGCAAATCTGGATAAAGACAAAGCCGAAGAAGATGCCAACGAATACAAGAATCAATACGATACCCTGACAAACGATATTACTTCGATTCGAGAAGAAAAAGCAGCGTTACTCGCTAATGCACAACTACCATTACCGGGATTATCTGTGACAGATGGCGAGTTGATCTATAACGGTCAAAAATGGGACAACATATCTGGATCTGATCAGTTAAAAGTATCGACGGCAATCGTCCGGAAATTAAAACCGGATTGTGGGTTCATCCTACTAGATAAGCTGGAACAAATGGACATGGTCACGTTGAACGAGTTTGGCCATTGGCTGGAACAAGAAGGCTTGCAGGCAATTGCAACACGCGTTTCAACAGGTGATGAGTGCGAGATCATTATTGAAGATGGCTATGTGACTGAAAACAGATTAGTACTATCTGAGGGCGGACCTACACCTCAGCAATCACCACAACAACCGAAGTGGAAGGAAGGAGAATTTTAATGAACATTACCAAAGGAGTTATCGCCAAAGCCCAAAAAGTCGTTATCTACGGACCAGAAGGGATTGGCAAGACGTCCATCGCGTCGCAGTTCCCAAATCCTGTATTTATTGATACAGAGGGAAGCACCAACAATATGGATGTAGCCAGAATGGATAAGCCGTCAAGCTGGTCGATCTTGATGCAACAAATTGATTTTGTGAAGCAAACAATGCCATGCCAAACCATCGTAATCGATACAGTGGACTGGGCAGAGCGGCTTTGTATTGATTTCATTGTTGCCGCTGGGAACAAAACAAGTATCACGCAATTTGGGTATGGGGAAGGCTTCATTAAGCTTGAAGAAGAATATGGGCGTTTTCTAAATAAGTTATCCGATGTTGCTGAGATGGGGATCAACGTTGTTTTGACAGCCCATGCAAAGATCGTGAAATTTGAACAACCGGATGAAATGGGTGCTTATGATCGATGGGAATTGAAGTTAGGGAATAAAACGACTGCAAAAACTTCTTCCCTTACAAAAGAATGGGCGGACATGGTGCTGTTTTGTAATTACAAAACCTTGTCAGTGGCTGCAGATGACAAAGGCAAAAAATTCAAGGGCCAAGGTGGTAAACGTGTGATGTACACCACCCATCATCCAGCTTGGGATGCTAAGAATCGATTTGGCTTACCGGATGAATTGGACATGAATTTCAGTGGGATCGCACACATTTTCGCCCCTAAGCAAGCGCCGCAAGTAGTGGAACAACCATTAACTACAAATACACCAGCAACAACAGAAATGCCAGTGAGCAAGCCAGAAACGGCACAAGAAACGCAACCAGCAACGACGGAGCCAAATTTTGATCGAGAAGCAGTCGATTACTCTGGGATTCCGCAAAACCTCGTTGACCTGATGAAAGCAAACAATGTTATACCAGCAGAGATCATGGCTGCGACAGAATCAAAAGGGTATTACCCAACAGGTACACCGATTCAAAATTATGATCCAGGATACATCGATGGGGTATTGGTTGCCGCATGGCCACAAGTATTTACTATGATTCAAGAGATTCGAAAACAACAACAATTTTAGGAGGAACTAGCAATGACACAACAATTTCAACAAGATCGAGAATTAGGATGGGATGACACCATTGTCCAAGACAGCGAAGGCGGTATTGTCTTAGCACCAGGGGATTATATTTTTGAAGTCGTTAAGTTTGAACGAGCTCGCTACACACCGAAAAACGGGGATTCTAAATTGCCAGCATGCAATATGGCCAAACTTGAATTGAAAATTGACTCTCCACAAGGGACAGCAACTGTGTTCAATAACTTGTATCTGCATACGTCAACAGAAGGTTTATTGTCAGCATTCTTCGCTTCGATCGGTCAAAAGAAAAAAGATGCCCCTTTGCAAATGAATTGGAATCTAGTTACAGGTGCAAAAGGAGCAGTTAAGATCAAAAATCGTACTTACAAAGATAACACCTACAATGATGTCGATCGGTTCTATCCAAGTGACGCAAGTTACTACACGACCAAAGAAATGCCTGCAATCGTTCAGCAGTTACAACAGCCACAATCAAATTATCAAGGTCAACCAGCAGCGAACAACTATCAACAACCAGCACAAAACTATACTCAATCACCCGTAACGAACCAACCGCAACAAGGATTTAATCAACAACCACAACAAAGCTACCAACCAGGGGCATTTTAGGAGGAATCACCTATGTCAAAAGAAATTGATTTGCAGGTGTCAGAATTAGCGGAAGGCGCCATCCAAGAAAAATTGGATGGTGAACTTCAAAAAGTTTTTCAAAATATCCATGATCCGAATACACCAGCAGAAGCCAAACGAGTTGTCACGATCAAGCTTGAATTTAAACCAGACGGCACACGGCAAGTAATTGCAGTAAGCAGTGACTTCACAACGAAATTGGCACCAGTGGAAGGTGTATCGACAACGGTTCTCACAGGAAAGGATCTCTCGACTGGAAAAGTAGAAGCACATGAGTTGCGTTCGGCAGTACCAGGTCAAACGTATTTGGATCCAGAAGACGGACAACCCAAAACCGATATCGGGGAACCAATTGATGTCATTGAAAAAGAAGAAGCCAAACGCCAGCAAGTAATCGACCTACAAAAGAAAAGAGGATAAATAGATGGACTTAACAAAAGATGCAATCAAATTTATTAGTGAATTGGAAACAAGACCACGTGAAAGAATTGTTGAGAAAGACGGACGATTATTCTCTGTAAATACTGCAGGAAACGTGGAAGAAATCTTTCCTCATGCAGTATTGGCTAAGAATCACATTCATATCAATACACTTAGTGGATTAGTGAATTATGTGAAATCGAACATTGAGCGTGAAGGAGAAAAATTGATTTTGCACATTGAAGATGAATCAAGCATTCAATTGATGGGGACGCTAGAAGTTGATGGCCGACGGGAAGTATTGGCTACTGTGGGAGCAATTGTTCCTCGATTCGACTTTGGCCAATTCTATGATATGGAATCTTTCAACATTGCGCTTCAGTCTAAATTTGTGGATCTAAAAACGAAAACGGATCTTGATGATCGTGCGATTTTATTGCAAGTAGTCGGCAATGTGACCGAAGACAACGTAAAAACGACGGGTGACGATGGTGTAAGCCAAGCAGTCGCGATCAAACAAGGACTTGCTAGTAAAGCAGATGTGAAAGTACCAAATCCAGTTAATCTAGCACCTTATCGAACATTCCTTGAAGTAGAACAGCCAGTTAGTCAGTTCGTATTCCGGATGAAAGATGGTCCACGTGCAGCAATTTTCGAAGCCGATGGAGGCGCTTGGCGTAACCAAGCAATTGTAAATATTCGCGAATACTTGAAAGAACAGCTTGCAAAAGAAGTTGAATCTCAACGGGTCACAATTTTAGCTTAGGAGAACTGATTATGGATAAATCGAGAAAAATTAATTTTAACGGTGGCTATGTGGAACTTTTTGTTCCACAGCCCCCTGCATACGAGTTGGGAGAATGGAAAATACGTGTCATAGGAAAAATTATTGCATCTGATGAAACAACAAAAGCCGAAGGAAAGAAAATCCTAATTCAAAAAGGATTCACTACCAACGGCAATAAAGTAAATGAGTTTTATAAAATAGTCACGATTTTGAACGACTTGTGAATTCAATTGCTTCTTCAACCTTTAGTTCAGCCGAGATGAACAGTGCAGTAGCAGTTAGAAAGTCTTTCATATCTTGTATATCTTTATCATTGTGTACACGGACGAAATGTGTTTCATCATTTCCGATCCAAACTGCTGCTGTAGCAAGAGTCTGAATTTTAGGGAATTCTGATAGATTTTCTTTGATGACCTTGCCTAAAAACTTAGATTTTACATCGTCAGCTGAAGCAGGATTTTGATGAATCACATACTCTTTTATTAAGAATTCGATGGATTTTCTAAAACCTATACCTGCAATTTGATCAAGTCCCTGTGATTCTGCTTCAAGGGATTGTTCATAAATAACCTTAAAACTTGGAAAAGTATCATTTACGACTGCAGGCAAAGAGTTTTCAAGCCTAACTTGATAAGTATAAGGGATTTTTTTCCCAATTTCTATCGAAAAACCGCGTGCTCCTCTAGTGAATTCAAAAGCTTGGACATGATACTTCAAACACTTTTTATTTGTACATGATATAAAAACGCCTATTGATCCTTTTAATTCAGTTTTTAAAGAATTCGAATGTGCAGATAATATTGTGGGGACAACTGGTATACCGCAATGTGGACAAACTGTATCAATATCAACAGTAACTGCTTCTCTATCTCCATCTGAGTAACTAATTGTAATTTTC